TACAGTCCATTTAGGACAAACAAGCTATTAAGGAAGGAAGGGTTTGACGTAAAAGAGGGCGTTGATAATTATGGAATGTCTATACAGAAAGTGGTGTAGTTATGGAAGAGATTGAGCATAATACAATACAATGGGTTATAGATGCTTTTAATGATAAGGTAGAAGGAAATAGAAGAGGTGAGAAAGGCACTCATGGAAATCATTATATTAAGGAATCAAGAAGGTTGAAGGTGTGTCCTGAATGTGATCATGTCTGGGAGACTTCTTTCTCTGGTATATGTAGTAGATATGACCACATGCCTACTTATGGACTAAAGAGGGCTGTTTGTACGTTGTGTAAAAGGATTAAATAGGTGTGTATAAGATAGGAAAGTTATCCACATTGTAAGTATATGGCCTTATAAATAAGTTTAAATACCCTTAAAGATAATTTTAAGGGAGGCTTAAAGAAAACTTTAAACATAATATTATAATGAATACTATAGATAAAAACAAAAAAGAAAAAAAGTTATTAGGCTTATTTAAGCCTGTGGATAACTCTGATATAAGTAATTGTTATATGCCCTTTGTATGCAAGGGTAATAGATATAAGATGATGGCTATGCCTAAACAATAATGAAAACTTTATTCAAATTAGTAGTTCATAATGGTGTAGTCATCTCTTATTGTAAGCAGGTAAAAGGATGGGATTATGGGTCAATCACTCTGTCATGGCACTCTTTCCAATGTACATCCATAGCCCTATCTTCACATAATAGATATTAGTTACCTTGTATACTATGCTATCTAATCCTTATAAGTGCTTATATATTAACAGATACAGGCATATAGTCTATTTATTACTATTGCGCATAATAAACAATATGTATAATAGGATGGGTATGGGGGTGATTGGGTGAGGCCTATGCGTGCTACCCCCTCAGTCGCAAATCTGTTTTTTAAACGTCATTTACACCTGTTTTTTATAAAATTAAATTCTGCAACGTCAATTATAGGTATTATAATGAATATAGGAGAGGGATATGAGAAATAACTTGAAATTACCTGCATATTTAAAGCCATTTAATGAAAGACAGCGCTGTGCTATTGAATTAATGGCCACTAAGATAGGAATAGGTACAAAAGAGGCTTCTATTGAATTAAATTGCACAGAAGAGACAATAAGAAGCTATAAAAGGACTCCTGCCTTTAATGATGCTGTTTATTCCAGATTTATGGAAATATCAGGTGGTCGTTTGGTTGGAGTAGTGGATTCTATGATAAGAGAAGCTACTCAGGGGAACGTTCAGGCGGCCACGCTTGTTTTAAAGCACTATGGGAAGCTGGAGGATAAGATAACGCTAAGGATTGAAAGCCCTTTTGAGAAGTTTTTAAAAGTGGGGAATATTGATGATGCTGAGGTAGTAGAAGAAAGTCAGGCAATGGATATAGGAAATAGTGTTCCTATTACAACTGATCTTCCAGAAAGAAATCCTGTAAATGATAAACCCTTATCCAGAGTCAGGAAAGAGAATAAGAGGGTTAAGGATATTCAGGAGGGTACATATAATAATGATAAGAGGCTTAAAAGAAGAAAGAAGGCCTATAATTTGCGTATGAGGGCTGAAAAGGTGGGGATGTCTATGCTTCCATCAGGTAGACAAAGAAAGAACGTTAGAGATGAATGGATTAAGGAGCTTGAAAAAAGAGAACAGGCGCAAGGAATTACATAATCATTTATCTAAATTATAATAAGGGCTTTCTGTATCTGGGTGATTATCAGGTATTCCAAAGCCATTTTTGTCTAAGCCTTCGTCTATGTCTTTTGCGTATAATTCAGCATCCTTAAAATTATCAAATAGGATTCCATCTACTTTATAAACTACTGCATGGATACGAGGGCAATAGAAACCTGTGATTTTTGTTTTAGTTTTTGTCATATTATATATACTAATAAAGTTAACATTTTCTTACAAAAAAAAAGCCCCAGATTTCTCTGAGGCTTCTTCTTAGGGATGCGTGCTGTTTAAACGGCTTCTTTATTTTTTTTAACAAACCTTCCATTAGGCTTCATGCCGATATTGGCCATATGATTTCTGATATCTTTTTTAATTTCGCTTGAAACTTTAACATCCAGAGTGATGTCCTTAAATCCATAGTTGTCGCAAAAATAAATTCTTTTAGCTCCTTTTGTTTCAATTATTACAATGTCACCAACGCTCATAGAAGTGTGGCCAATATATCCACTTTCAGTATATTCTTTATTCTCAGGAAGAAACTGTGCATCAAAATTAACCTGTTGGGTTAGTCTCTCTGTGGTAATTCTATTAAGTTTGCGAAATATAGATTCACATACGTCAGCAGGTGCTAAAAACTCCTGATCTAAATATAGGGCAAGTACCTGACTGTAATTATTTTCAATATAGTCATAATCAATCCAAATGCCTTCGCTTACCATTAAGCGCTCTACACCATTCTCATAGCCCATCATAACGTCTAAGCTGATGTTTGTGTTTGCGTATAATACTTTTATTGAATGATAATGATTTTTCATTTTTAACTCCTTGTGTTTATTTATTGTTATCATAACCTGTACAATATTATAACAACTATAACACTTATGCAAGAACTTTCGTAAAATAAAAAAGCCCCATAAAAATGAGGCTTCTTTTTAGTGATTTAAAGTTTGTTATTGTTTTATATACTTTAAAACATAACTTTCAAAAACATCTCTTAATCTTCCACTCATCCATCCATATTTGATATGATCTTCCATTATTTTGCAATCTAAATCAAGAACATTTCTATGTAATTTTATTAAATGTTCTCTTCTTTTGATGTTTTTAATATTATTTATTTTATTTTTAACTTTATCTGTATCTGATAAATACTTCTTTTCTTTTTTAATTTTAGCTTCATGTTCTTTTGTTATCATGTTTTAACTCCATTTTTTTAAATATTCTTTATACCCAAAAAGCCCCATTTAAGGGGCTAATTGGCTTCTTGACTTTTTTTTACAATCCCAAATCCCTTACAACCCTACCAAGCAATTCAATATCTAACTCAGTTATGCCTAAGTCTTTACATCTTTTGATTACTTCATCACGATCTTTTTTATACATTTGCTTTAACCACGCATTAGCTTCTATGTCTTTTTTCATTTTTAACTCCTGTGTTGTTTTATTATTAACTATCATAACTACAAGATTATAACATATATAACATATATAGTGCAAGTGTTTTTTAAAATAAAAAAGCCCCACGACTGTGAGGCTTAATTATTAGAGTGTTTAAACGCTTTACGCTTCGACCATATCGCTCCGACATACGCCACAAAAAGGAGTACCTTTTTCAAAAGTAGTTCTGCTCATGCGTACAATATATCTAAGGTTATTATTGGAATATCTAACAGCTTTATTAGCGCAAGAAGGACATTCTACTTTGATCTGTCTGGTAGACTGCTTCTTTCTGCCTATCTCATAGTTAAGCTTCTTATGTGGATACTTACCAATCTTCTTTTCAATCTTTTTAATAGTCTCTACAAGCTCTGGTGTTTCTGTAGTGGCTGTCATTCTGCCTGTAAGGCCGCAAGCTAAAGCCATTTTACGAAATACAGGGCCATGACCATTCTTACAATCATCTACAGCGTGGATTAATTCGTGGACAAGTACACCACCAACTTTTCCAACGTCTTTTTTGTCAAGACATGGATTAATAAAAATCTCATTAACATTAGCATCTGATGCCCTTCTAGCAAAACATACGCCAATAGTCTTATAGCCTTTTCTAGCTCCACCCTTTGGAGGATACCCTACACTAATCTTGACTTTTCTTAAATCAAGATTGATGCCTGCTGGTTTGAAGACCATAGTCTTTAAAGCTTTTGCCATTAGATTTAACCATGTTTCTCTGTTTAACCTTTTCATTTTTAACTCCTGTTGTTTGTATTTGTTTGTCATAACTATAACAAACCTAATACATATAACAATACCATGCAAGTAAATAATAAAAATAAAAAAAGCCCCCAGTACAAAAAGGAAAACTGAGGGCTATGAGACGACTGTTTAGTTATGATGCGGAGCTAAGGCTGTGTGCCTACAATCGCCTGTAGTTAGTGAGTGAATATAAAGTATACCAAATGACATAAAAAGCCGAATATAGTCCAATATGCAACGAAATCACCTATCCTGTTGATCATTACTTACCTCCTTTGCCTCTTCTATAAGCCAGCTCAACTTAAAGGGAAGGCCTGTTGCTTTGGTTATTCCAACTGTAGTATTGTATTGAATGCGCTTTAGCATTTCAAGCATTTCAGGAAAAAGACTAACCATCTTTTCAATTTTTTCCCCTGCTTCCAGAGCTTTTTCTCCCTGCTCCTTAGCCATAGATGTCTTCCCTTCAAAAATAATATCTTTATATATTTTTTTCATTTTTCTATTTCCCAGCTTAACCAGTTTTTAAACATTCTTTCAACTTGGATAGAAGACTTACCTATTACATTTACATTCTTCATCTCTGTTTTATTAACGTCTGGGTTGTGAACCATTGTAAACTTCATATCATTACTTAATGCTCTCCACCAATGTAAAGATTTTGTCCTTACATCATTTACTTCTATTATTTTCATTACTTACCTCCCTTTTTTTTTTAAAATGCCTTTTTTTACATTCATCATCTGCTTGACTTCTCCACCAACCACATTTTACACAAAATTGTTCCATTTTTAACTCCTTTTGTAATTGACAACAGTAATGTAATTAAAATAAAAAATATGGCCATTAATTACCTTATTGTGTGCTTTTTTAACAACTTCTAACCCTTCACAAGAATTAACCAAAGTAGCTATTCTTTTTTCAAACTTCTTAGTATCTTGCTTAATAAAATCCTGATGAACTTGGTATTCAATAATAAAATCTCCATCAGCATACTGTTTAATAAGCCCTATAGTCTTTGCTATTGACAGCCCACAACCAAGATAACGATCATAAACTACGCCATCAATAACTTCTTCAGCTTCTACGTCAACCCCCTTGTTTAAAAATAGCTCTTTAATTAACATGCCTGACCCTTGTTGTTTGTTTTCTAGTATCATAACTAAAACAATTATAACACATCTAATATATACGATGCAAGAAAAAAATGAATAATATTTAAAATTATTTTTAAGGTAAATTAAAATAGGTAAAAATGACTAATATATCGGCATATAAACAAAAATGGTTTGAGTTTATGAAGTATGACCCTCATCCCGGACAGCAAAAAGTACACAGCGCAATGGAGGATATTAGATTTGTCGTTGCTTGCTGTGGCAGGAGATGGGGAAAGTCTATGGCTGCGGCTAAAGAAGCTGAGGCGTTAGTCTCTCAACCTAATAAAAATATATGGATCGTTGCACCAACGTATTCAACTTCTGAGAGGATATTCAGGATAGTGTATGATGATCTTATAATTAAACATAACCTTCCAACGCTTCGGAAATCGTTAAATGACCAATATATTGAATTTGAATGGGGTTCAAGAATAGAAGGAAAATCAGCAGAGCATCCTGAGTCTCTTATCGGGGCAGGAAATGATCTGATCATTATTGATGAAGCAAGCAAAATGAATCTTAAAAAAATATTTGAGATGTATTTGCGCCCCACTCTTTCAGATACCAAAGGTAAATGTTTAATGATAAGCACGCCTGAAGGCTATGATGCTTTTTATGAGTATTTCTTATATGCAAAAAAGGCTGAAATGTGGGACTCATTTAATTCCCCTTCGTGGGAAAATCATCATAGCTTTCCTCTTGGAGAAAAAGACCCTGATTTGGTAGAGGCAAAAGAATCAATGACCAAAGAAGTTTTTGATCAGGAATTTAAAGGAGAGTTTACTGCTTTATCTGGTCGTGTTTATGGGGATTTTTCAAGAAACACTCATGTGGGGAATTACCCCTACAATCCAATGTTGCCTGTCTTTCTTGGTGTGGATTTTGGCTATCGTATGCCAGCTTGCATTTTCTTTCAAACTGGCAAAATGGGAGAGAGGGGAGAAGATCATATTTTTATTATTGATGAAATCCTACACGAAAAAAACCTAAAGATATCTAAATTATGCGAAGCTATACAGGCTAAAAATTATAGAATTGCTAGAGTTTTTGGTGATCCAGCAGGGTATCAGATGCAATCTTCTGTAGGAATGGGGGAAGCTGATTTATTCAGGCAAATTACAGGATGGCCTGTTATTAGTCGTAGAGATAAATACAGCAGATCAATACAGTCTGGAATAAGTCACATAAGAAGATATATTATGAGCGCAGATGGAAAAATTAGGCTTCATATTAATCATAATTGTACAGGGATGGTTGAAGACCTTGAAAGTTACAGGTATCCAGAACACAAAGAGGGAAGTAATTTGAAAAACGAACCTTTAAAAGATGGATTGCATGATCATGGATGTGATGCCTTGCGGTATGGCATTTGTGGGAAGTTTCCTATTCGCAAACAAAAATACAGGACTGAAAAAATATGATAGAAACAGCACAAATCTTGATTCAAGAATCATTGAAAGAGCAGAAAAAGCTATACGCCATAGATCGTAGAGAATCTATTTATAGGCTATTAGATTATTACGCAGGGGATAACACAGCCCAATATATTCAAGACAGGTTTAGTGCAGATGCTTTTAGGGAAATTCCTGTGTCAGAGTTCAACGTAACTCGCAGGATGATTGACAGAATGAGCCGAATATATACTCATGGGGCAACTAGAAACGTAAATGACCAATATGAATCAATGACAGCAAAAAAACCCTACAAGATGAAACATGTGGAAAAAATGACAAGGTTAATAGGGACAATAGCAACACAGGTAGTGTTTAAACAGTCTCCTGCTCCTCATTTTAACTACAGTCCTGTGTATTATTTTGATGCTTTTTTTGATAACGACCCATTTCATCCCTATGCAATAACGTATCCTATGGTGCAAAACGTATATGATGCTAGTGATGTTTCTGAGTTAAGCTATTGCTACTGGGATGATACTAACTATATGGTTTTTGACCAAGATGGGAACATAACTTTTGAGCAGGTACACAATTATGGCGTTATTCCATTTATTTTTACTCATAGAGAGCATAATCTAAATGAATTTTTTGTAGCTGGAGCGCATGATATTTGTGCCGCTAATGAGCAAATCAATATATTGCTTACTGAGGCTTCATTAGGAATGAGGTTTCAAATGTTTGGCCAATATGTAATTGAAGGGATGTATGAAGAAGAAAAGATAATGAGGGCAGGGTCTTCTGAAATAATGGTTGTGCCAGAGGGTGCTAAAATGGATATTAAAAGCCCCACAGCAAACGTAAGGGAAGCAATAGATTTAGTGAAAGCTATATTGGACTTAACTGCACAAAATAATCATTTATGGATCACGTTTGCAGAAGATGGGAAAAGTGATAGACCTTCTAGTGGGGTTGCTTTAAAAATTAAAGACTTAGAAAGATTTGAAGACTATCAGGATGATATTGAATTATGGGAAATGTATGAAAAAGACCTTTATGAAATAGAAAAAGCTATTGCTTTTGCAAATGGAATAAAGTTGCCTGATGAAATTGGGCTAAGGTTTAATGAACCAGATTATCCAATGTCAGCTCAAGACCAAATAGCAGTAGATACTTTTATGTTGGCAAATAATCTGATTACTCAAAAAGATTTAATGCTAAAATACAATAAACATTTAACAGAAGCTGAAGCTGAAAAGCTTGTAGCAAAAAACAAGGAAACCAATGCCCAAGGACAAGAAGCAGAAGGTGAACAACGATCAGTATTTAATAGACTTCTTAATCAAAATCCAAACGCTTAATGATATTGAGGTAGAGATACCTCAAATGGACATAGATGAAGTAATTAAAGACCCTCGCAAATATGCGCTTGATTTTATAGAGCTAGAATTTGCAAAGAACGTTCCAAAGTTTATTGAAGCATATAAACATGGATTTACCTTTGGGAAACTTAGCAAGTGAAACATATTCAAAAAGAAATGTTGCTCATTATTGGCTGGTGTATTATTGTTATTATTTTTCTTTCATTATATTCTTGTAGTGGGGGCTGGGAGGTTTGTGGTTATGATTTGGACAAGGTATAATGATGAAAGATATGGAAAATGGAGCAAGAAGCTTCAAAGGGCAGACGATTGGGTCAGATTCATTTTCTTTGACCATAAATATAAAATGGCTTTGTCAATTAATTGCTTTGGTAATGGGGTTGACAGTGACTTTTTATCAATACCAAATGAAAATAAAAAAAATGGAGGAAGAGATTGCAAAGCATAAAGAGTATATTGAAGAACTTATTGCTGTGCATGAAGCTGAAGAGGCTGAAAGAATTTTACAGCTTGAAGAGTCTGTTAAGTGGTATGAGAAGGAATTGGTGAAGGTTGGAGATGTTTCATTAAACCCATTTTCATGGAACAAAAAACGAGGTAAGGAAAGGAGTAAGTAATGGAAGAGATGTTTAGCCTGTACGCAGAATATGGAGCTGTCGCAATTATTGTCGGGCTATTTGTGTATCTCATTATGAATTTAATGCAGTCGCAAAAGAGGCAAGATCAATCTTTGGATGATATTCAACAGTTATTAGCAAAAATGGGCGCTATTGTAGATAATACGCAATCTATAACAATTAAGTTGGTAGACAGATGGAACTCAGAAAGCTCTGACTCTACACGCCGCCATGAAAAAATGATTTCAGAATTAAATGACGTAACAGATGTCCTTATGGAGCTTAAAGGCGCTATGAGTCGTATGAATGGGAGGAATTAAATGTATGAATATGATGCAGAACTTGTAAGGGTAGTAGATGGGGATACAGTAGATGCTATGATTGATTTAGGCATGACTGTCTGGATTAGGAAAAGAATACGCTTTCATGGTGTAGATACATGGGAAAGCAGGACAAGAGACAAAAAGGAAAAAGCAAAGGGGTTACTTGCTAAGGCCAGAACAAAAGAGCTTTTAAATGAAAATATGGGAAAGTTTAGATTAAAATCTATGGGCATTGGTAAATATGGTCGGGTTTTAGGAGTTTTAACTGTTGAAGGCAGAGAAAAAAGCGTAAATGAAATGTTAATAGACGAAGGCCATGCCTATACTTATGATGGAGGGAAGAAAAAAGCTTTTAGAGGCATACAAAACGATCCAGAATGTTAAAATCTCGCAGAAACTACAGTTTTGCAAAAGCAGGCAATAAGATTAAATCAATAATTGCTGAAACTCTTACAGATATGGCTCGATATCAGAATGAATCTTTACAAAGAGGCATAGACACCCAAACAGATATAAAAGGCTCTAAATTCGCTAAATTAACCACAACCACGTTGTTAATAAGGAACAAACGCAAGCATGGATTTTTACCATTAGACACAATGAAAGGGGTTAGGCAAAAAAAATTAAGAAACACAAAGATTAATCCTGCAAGACCTAACAATTTAGTTTCTCAGGTCTTAATGCTTACAGAGCATGGAGTTTATCACAATGAAGGCTTCACAACAGGCTCAACTTCAATGATCCCAAATAAAAAAGTGCCTAAAAGAGAATGGTTTGGGATTACAAAAGAAATGCAAAAAAATGGCACTCAATATAAAAAATTTGTAGAAATGAGCCTGTTTAAACTTGCTCGATCTTTAAAAAAATAATGGCCACTACTCAGGAATTAATTGCTCTATTTGGTGATGATTTTAATGATGTCTTAAAAGGGCTTTCAGCACTACCTCCAGAAGCCAGAGAAATATTGGATCAGGCAATGGGGAAAATGATATTTGATGCAGAGGTATTTGATTCAAGAGTAAGGAAAGCAGTCCAAACGCAAACAGCCGCAGGTATTTCCAGAGAAGCAATAAAAGCAGGGCTATTAACAGATATGAACACAGGTGGGGCTGTTTTTGGAGAGATTAGAAACTCTATAAAAGGGTCATTGGTTGAAGGCATTAATCAATCTGGAAGAGCAGGACAGTTTCAGGCGTTAGACCCAGATGCCAGTACATTATTTACATGGGTAACTGTTGCAGGGCATAAAATATGTCAAGATTGTGCGCCCAGAGGAGGGCTTAGAAAAACATTAAAAGAATGGGAGTCTGAAGGATTGCCCGGCACAGGTTGGTCTGTTTGTAAAGGACATTGCCATTGCATATTAGACCCCAGTGGTAAAATTAGCCCTCGCATTGCAATGGAAAATATAAAAAATGGAAAACTTGTAAAAGGCGCAAAAGTTAAGACTGGTGGAGTTATAGAATTTACTGATTATAAAAGGGGAGACAAGGAAATTGAAAAATATTACAATAAGGCTTTAAACGACAGGGAAAAATCAGCAGTAGATTTTTATAGTCAAAATGGCTACAGCTATTTAAATAAAGCAAGATACCTTGATGAAATAACAGCAGAAAATGATATGCTTGTAAGAAATGGATTCACTACAAAAAAAGGCAAAAAAATTAAAGGCGCAGAAGACATTAATGCTTGGTCGCAAAAAAATATTATTGACCCTTTATCAAAAGCCCCAAATTTTAAAGGAACTGTTTATAGGGGCGAGGCTATCTCTGGAGATGCTTTAAAATGGTGGACAGGGTTTGGTGACAATTTAGTTGGAGATATCCACACAGTTAAGGCTTTTTGGTCAACCTCAGCTAGTAAAAAAACAGCAGGTAACTTTGGAAGGGGGGGCGCTCGGATAACTTATATAATTCAAAGTAAAAAAGGTAAAATTTTAAATGGATTAAGCAATTTTAGGCATGAGTCTGAAGTCCTGTTTATGCCAAACTCAAAATTTAAAATAGATAAAGTTTTAATAAATGATAGTGGTCGTGATATAAAGGTTTCTCTTACGGAAATTTAAGTTTTTGGCTCAAATACAATTCCATTGTCTTCTATATATGGCTTCCTGTGATCTACTTTATCAAATATAATTTCATCAGGAATCCCCTTTGGATACGCCTTACATGTTATGCTATTGGGGTTTTTATGCTTGCACTTATTGCAAATAGGCCTCCCATACATCTCGGGAATATGAAGCCCAAACTTGCCTTCTGCGTATTTATTGAATTTTGACATAGTAGAATTTAAGCACTAGCGTATTTGTTTACCAATCCCTTGGCAAGATGTTTGAAAAAATGCAATACATTGCCATTGTGGAAGTCTATTTTAACAATCGTATTCTTTATCTGAGCCTGCTCATACTTAGATGCTGAATATATAGCCTCTATGACTACGGCAGATGTGATGTGGTGGACAAGGCCATCCTCATCTGCAATCAACCATGTTTCAGATGGTAACGCTTTTTCTTCTAAGAAAGTATTAAACCAAGTTTGAAAATTCATTTTTAACCCCTGTTGTTTATCTATTGCTATCATAACTAAAACAATTATAACATATAAAACATATACAATGCAAGTAAAAAAAGTGTTTCCCTTAAAAAAAACTTTAAGGTTATATTCATATATGAAAAAAGCAGGGAGATAAGCCAGATGGCTGAAGAAACAACACAAGTTGATGAGCAGGATGCTCAGGCTACAGCGCCAGAGGGTGAGGTAGATTACGAGGCACTTTATCATAAGGAAAAGAAATATTCACAGTCTTTAAGGTCAAGAGCGCAAGAGGCAGAGTCTAAAAACGATAAGCTTTCAATGAAATCGGAAGAAGATCGTCAGGCTAAGTTGATTGCTGAGGGCAAAAAAGATGATCTGATAGCAGAGCTAAAAGAAAGAAATAAGGTGATGGAATCAGAGCTTAATGGCTATAAAAAGCAAGAAACAGCTCAAAGGGAAACATTGCTAGAGTCTATTCCTGAAGAAGAAAGAGTGCATTATGAAAACATGAATTTAGAACAATTAAGACATTTCGTAAAGCAGTCGCAGAATCCAAACGTATCCAATCCAGCAGAGGCTGTCCAAGGGCGCACAAATACAAACGTCAACTTAGATTCCTTTATGAGGGAAGATGAAAAGTTTAGGCGTGAAAATTTTGGAGACATGTTAAAAGCTTATGATCGAAAGTCTATAAGGAAAACAAAGGTAGGATAGAATGGCAACACCTTCTGGAACTATATTCGATACTGGGGTAACTCAGGATTTCATTCCCGAGCTGTGGGGTGACTTAATCTATAAATATTTTGAGGAACGTCTGGTATTTAAAAACACTATTGAAGATTATTCAGCATTGGTAAAGAATGGAGGGGATACAGTACACATTCCTGAAATTGCAAAAATGACAGCATCAAGTTTAACTGATGGAGCGCAAGTAAGTTACGTTGCTCCTGCTGAAACGAATACACAGCTTAGTATTGATAAGCATTACTATAGCGCAAAGTTATTTACTGATGTTTTACAAGTGCAGTCAAGCTATGATTTGATTTCAGCTTACGCAAAAGCAATGGGCTACGCCCTTGCAAAGCAGGTTGATTCAGACATTGCGGCACAGTTAATTACTGTTAACCAAGGCGCAACCTTAACAACAGATGACCAAATAACAGCCGCAGAGTTTGAAGCCGCTATAGCAAATCTTGGAGAAAACGACATTGACTACACCTCTGGAGATGTATATTTTGTCGTAAACCCAACATTGTATGCTGATATGCTTAATCCTGCTGGTACTTTTGGGGCAAGCTTTGTAAGAGCAGACATCACAGGATTTAATTCTGGAAACAGCCCAGCCTTAACAGGTGTGGTTGGTAGGCTCATGGGCATGCCAGTTCTTATGAGTAATTCATTAGATGCAGGTGGAACAAACGTTTCTGGAGTGATTTATCACAAAAGTGCATGTGCAATGGCAGTACAAAGAGATATTGACGTAAAAAATCAATATGATATTGATGTACTCGGAACAAAAGTGGTTGCTCACACACTGTACGGAGTGAAATTACTTGATGACTCTGATAACAAAAGAGGATACAAGTTTACTAACGCAAGTTAATTAACAACTGAATAACAGGGGTTGTTTAAACAGCCCCTGTTTTAGGTAGGATTAATATGAGAACATTTAAATGGCCTAATGAAGAAGAATCTTTCCAAGTAGATGACTCCACAGATGGAGGAAAAGATACTTGTAAGGACTTGCTTGCAAATGGCGCAGTTGAATTAAAAGCATCAAAAAAAGACAGGCCAACTATGGCGTGGAAAATAAATGATATTAGGGAATGGATGTCTGACAATGATGTAGATTTTGATAGGGGAGACTCAAAGAAAGAGCTTTTAGCCCGATTATAATCAATTTTAACGGCCTATTCACGCACAAGTCAAGTGCTTCAATGGCGACCTAAAAAAGAGGTGATAAAATGGCAATAAATAAGTTTAGCGCAAATGAGGCGTTAAATATCCAACTTGGACAGAATGGTAGTGTGTATGAAAGTGGGACTACTGCTGTCTCTGCCCCAACAGGTAAAAAGATTGTAGCAATAATGGCTGTGGCAGATGCTGTATTTGCTACTCTTACCCCAGAAAACAGCTCTTTTATGGGCAGAACGTCAACATCCTCAGAGTATAATGGTGATGCTTTTTCTGATACGTTTAAACAGGGTGATTGGATTTATGGATCGTGGAATAATTTTACTTTGTCAAGTGGCAAAGTTATTGCATATTTTGGATAGGGGTATATAATGGCAGACTTACATAAAAGATCAGTTCAGGAGGCAATGAATATTAGTGTTGGTGGAGGTTGGACAGTCGCCACAGTGGCCACTCATGGAGGGACAGCCACAGGGAACACAATACACTACAGTGTGGATGAAAACACATCACAAATAGGCATATATAGCGCAGTAGAGTTGTATTTTAATTTTTCAGCCACGACAACAGATGTAACAACAGCCAATGATATGATTATTCCATCATCTACGCTTGTTTTTTTAACAGTCCCCAGAGGGTTAGGGAATACAGTTTATTTTAATCATTTAGGAAAGTCCACTGCTGGGGCTGTAAGAATAGTTGAGGTGTAAATTATGATTGAATCAGTCCTTGGAAAATCAGTATCTGCAAACCTTTCCACAGGTGGAACTGTTGATGGGGATTTAACTATAACAGGGGATTTAGGTGTTGCAGGAGATGTAAGTATAAACCTGACATCTGTTGTATCAAATAGCACGATTATAGATGCAACAGGAACAGAAGCGTTTTTAGTCCGTAAAGACTCAGATTCTGGTGATGTATTTACAGTAGATACAAGCAATATGGATGTGACTGTAAATGGTGCAAAAAATACTACTACTTTTTCAGTTACTAATAATTGGTCTACTACAAACGATTATATTAGAATAGCATTAAATGACGCAACAATACGTTCTACAGTATTAGATAGTGGAGCAAGAAATTTAATATTAGCACCTTTAGGTAATGATGCTTTGACTCTTCATTCTACAAGCGGTGGAGTAGTTTCGGCTGGTATAGGCATTGCTTCTGGAGATGGAACTCTTCATGTGCATACTGCTTCTGCTGGAAGTGTAACTGCTCATGCTGATGCAGATGATTTGGTTGTAGAAAATAGTGGTAATGCTGGAATATCAATTTTAACTCCAGCTTCAAGTTTCGGTGGAATATTTTTTGGTTCACCTGATGATAACATTGGCTCTTCTATTACCTTTCAAGATTCATCTGCAACCATGTTTGTAGGTACAAGATTATCAGGTGGTATTCTAAAATTAAGGTCTGGAGATGGAACAGATGCTATAGTTATAGATGCAAGTCAAAATGTCGGCATTGGTACTTCAAGTCCTTGTTCTGTAAGACCAGATGGTTCAACAGACCCTGTAGTTGGATTGCAAATTACTAATTCTATATCTGGCAATGATGCAGTTTTATCTCTTCGCAATGATAACAATACTCAAGGTCTTGATATATGGTCAGACACAAATGCTGGTACAGCTTATATTGATAATATATATGATGGAGCTGGAGCAGATATAAATTTTAGAGTACGAACATTAGGCACTACAATTCACGCTATGACTATAGATGGAGCTGGCTCGGTTGGTATTGGAACTGACAGCCCCACACAAAAGATTGATGCAAGAGGTGGTCTAAATAGTGTTCATGCTATGTTTTCTGGTCAAGCTAGTAGAGGTTTGTTAATAGAAACACAAGCCACTACAAACAATGATGATACAGTTGTTTTAAATGCTCAAACAAGTACAGGAGAAATAGCATTTGAGGTTAATTCAAATGAAAAAATGAGGATAGATGACTCTGGCAATGTTGGTGTTGGAAATTCAACTCCCTCAAGTTTTGAAAGTTCTGCAAGTGATTTAGTTATTGGTACAACTACTGGAGATAATGGAATAACCATTGTGTCTGGAACTTCTAGCAAAGGTAAAATACATTTTGCAGATGGTACAAGTGGTGATGAATCTTATCGAGGATACATATTTTATGACCACAATAGTGATGCTGGTATGGGTTTTGGAGTAGGAGCAAGTGACGTAATGAAACTTACCTCTACAGGCTTGGGTATTGGAACTGCAAGTCCTTCAGAGGCTTTACACATTTCATCAAGCGAAGCATCTGCTACGCCTGTTCTTTTATTGGAAAATACGAATGCCAATAATTTAGCACCTCAAATAAATTTTTATAAAAACACTTCTGATGAAGCTGATGATGATTATCTTGGTCAAATAGACTTTGAAGGTAATGATTCTGCTGGGAATAGAACTCAATATGCTAGAATTATATCACAATCAACTGATGTAACAAATGCGAGTGAAGATGCAAAGATAACTTTTCAAACGATGGATGCTGGTACGTTAAAAGACAATTTAATACTTCAACGTGGTTTTGTTGGCATTGGAGAATATGTACATGGACACATATTAAACATTAATTCTGCTGATACGGTAATATCAGTTACTGAAACTGGTGGAAATAGTGGTGCATATTTAGACTTAGGAAGAGCTAAAGGAAGTGTTGCAAGTCCATCAGATTTAGATGAGGCTGATTTACAATTAGGTATGATTAGATTCATGGGAAGAGAATCAAACTCATTAAGACATTTTGCAAGTATTCAGGCATTCACAGGTGGTACACCAAATGGGTCTAGTTATCCATCGTATCTTACATTTAGCACAAACGCTACAAGTTCTACTACTCCTACTGAACGGATGCGTATTGATAAAGATGGCAATGTAGGTATTGGAGGAACAGCATCTTATAAACTTGACGTAAATCATGGTGCGCCAAGTTCTTCAGATGTAACAATAGCAAGATTTATGGCAGAATCATCAAGGCAGTTAGGTTTAGTTTGGGATGACTCTGAAAGTACACTTGGGTTGGCAACTTTAACTTCACATAATTTAGTTTTTCATACTGGTGGTAATAGCAATCCTCGTATGATCATAGATACATCTGGTAATGTTTCTGCTGGAACTACAGCAACCTATGGAAACCTAACAGTAGGTGGCACAGGAGAAATAATCGCTGGTAGAGCATCAAGTGGTGCTGGTTCTTTTTCAATGTATGAAGCTGGAACTACAAGATTTGTAATAGAAAGTTTAAATGGTAGTAATGGAGTAGCTTTTAAAACTCCATCAACAGCCAGAATGATACTTGATGACAACTCTAGAATCTCACTAAGTAATAATGATGGTGGTACTGATAATACTATTTTTGGGAAGTTGGCAGGAAATTCATCAACAGGTTTGAGATATTCTGTAGCATTAGGACATAATGCACTTAATACAGAAGTTGGTACTGATGCCTGTGTAGCAGTTGGTTATAGTGCTTTGCAAGTGCAAAATAAAAATGCTTCAAGCCATACAGGAAATAGTGCTGTAGGCTACCAAGCCTCTATGAATCAAGGAACAGGAACAAAAAATACTGCTTTAGGATATAGAGCAATGAAGGGTGTTGAAACTAATCACCATTCAGACAATACAGCAGTGGGAGCAGATGCATTGTTGGCTGTTACGACAGGAGGTCAGAATGTATGTCTGGGTTCATTAGCAGGAGCATCAGTAACCTCAGGACAGAATAATGTCCTTATTGGTTTTGAATCTGGTGAAACAGGAGTTGGGGATATTGACACTGGTCAAGCTAATACAATTATAGGTAGTGAAGCATCCGCTGGGGCTTCAGGAGCAATTAATAGATCAGCTATTGGAAGAACAACTGTAGCAGTAGCAGATAATTCAGTAACTCTTGGTAATGCAAATGTAACAGCAGTTTATATGGCACAAGATAGTGGTGCTACAGTTCATAGTGCAAAAATTAAATTAGAACATGGAGGTTCAGCAACAGCACCTTCTATATATTTCGGAGATGATACCAATACAGGTATTTACCATTCTAATGATAATAATTTAAGAATTACAATTAATGGAACTAAAGCTGTAGAAATTGATGCTTCAAGAAATATGGATATAGATGGAGCTTTATCAAAAGGTTCTGGCTCTTTTAAAATAGACCATCCTTTAGAAGCCAAAAAAGATACTCATCATTTAGTTCATAGTTTTGTTGAATCTCCACAAGCAGATAATATATATAGAGGCAAAACTAATCTTTCAAATGGTTCTGTTAAAATAAATCTTGATACAGTCTCTGGAATGTCAGAAGGCACATTTATTTTATTAAATACAGATATACAGTGCTTTACATCTAATGAATCTGATTGGGATGCTGTAAAAGGTTCTGTAAGTGGAAATATCTTAACTATTAGCTGTCAAAATACAGATTCAACTGCCACTGTTTCTTGGTTAGTTATAGGAGAAAGACAAGATGACCACATAAAAGAAACTAATTGGACAGATGAAAACGGAAAAGTAATAGTTGAACCAGAAAAACCAGAAGAATAATTAACAAACAAGGAGTCAAAAATGGCGAAAAAAGAAAAAGAAAAGCCAGTCTTACATCTTGATGGTAAAGATTATATCATAGAAGATATGACTGATTTACAAAAAGAAAAAGCAGGTGAAGTCGCTATGTATCAAAATCATGTAGCAGATGTTCAAAATAAACTATCTACAAACGCTTTTATGAGACAACAATTAGTTGAATGTGAAAAGGTATTTGTAGACAAACATCAAAAAGGTGTTAAAGAACTGAAGCAAATGCTAGATAATGATCACTCACCGCATGATCCGGGAGATGAAAACGACTAATGAAAAAATACAAAGCTACATATATAGTACCAACTGGTAAATATGAATCTGATTCACTAATTGGATTAATAGCTGAAGTATTAAAGCATAGATTCTTTCATCTTTTAAATCATAAAAGGTGGATGGATTAATGGTTATTAGGCAATGCTCCCATGATTATAACATTACTATCCATTTAAATAATAAAAAAGGAATAGTAAAAACATTTTCTTTAGTTGATGGCACACCTGCTACAATAACATATCCAACTTCTAAACAGTATTTTCTTTTAGTAGATGGAGAAATTGTAAAGCGATCTGATTCATTTAAAACTATAGAAGAAGAATATGTAAAAGAAGTTGCTAAAAGAACTTCGGATGGTCATGGGAGAATTGACCTATCAAAACATAAATTAATAAATAATAAAGTGGTAAGCAAATGAAAACTCCAATATCAAAATTAGTTGCATGGCAGTTAAGAACAGGGCAGTTAGATGGCTGGACTGCTTACCATTTAGGAGCAGGAGCTTTTTTCTGCAAAATATTTCAATGGCTACACTGGACTGATTTCTGGTGTGTAATGGGCGTTTTTATACTAGGCGTACTATGGGAAATCTTTGAATGGATTATTGAGGGAGATGAAGAAACTTATGGTACAAAAAAAGCATGGGCGTATAATACCATGTCTGATATAGTTGTAGAAACTGCTATAGCATGGTGGATGGTATTATGAACAAAATAATTAAAGTATTAGATAATGGCGATTTTAAAGTTATTAGTACAACTTATGACATTCCTGTTAAGTATGTCAATAATGAGTTGCAGTCAGGGGTGGACAATAGCAGGGGTAGAAGTAACCCCAAGCGATACGACAAAAAACACAGTATTTATTGAAATAATAGATACTGATTCTACAGTGCATTGGTATCATGGCAAGATATACAGCGATGATAATTGGTGCTATAAGCATGAACAATATGAAAATATTAAGGTGAAGTAATGGACACTACGGCAATGTTAGAAGCTTATGGTGAACTAGGTGTAATAGGAATCTGCATGATTCTTTTTGGTTTTATGATTACAAATTTAATAAAGGAAAATAAATCTCAAACAGCACACATTGATGAAATACAACAAGATTTATCTACAATGAAAGCGGAGCTAAATAACACTATGAATATTTGTGTAAAGTTAATTGATTCAATTAATGGTTTTAAAGGCAGTATGCACGATAAGATGGATCGTAGGCATGAAGCATTAATGAAAGATGTGGATGATTTAAGTGATAAAATTAGTTACATGAGTGGAAGATTAAATGGGGGAAGTAAACATTAATGGATAGTTTAAAAGTAGCATCAATAAGTTTTGCTAACTATGGTGTTTATTTAGCAGAAATTAATTTATTATTGCAATGTATTGTAGCAATAATGAGTATAATATATTTAGGTATAAAAATAAAAAGGAAAAATAATGGACATTAAATCAATGTTAGTAAAAGTTGCTGAAGAGCAAGCAGATAAAATGAAAGAACAAGCCGTAGGATATACTCAATCAGAAGAGTTTGCAGATAAAATGGCTCAGTTAATGAATGACAAAATAAACATTCCTTTCGTTAAAGAAGAAAAAGAAGGTGAATTATTTAAAGAGTTTGCTGAGGTAGTGCAAGATTTAATTGCAGGTATATTTAAAAAGTAATGCCCAAAAAGCGTGATCCAAGATTATCTAGGTATGGACTAAAAGGGTACAATAAGCCGAAGCGTACTCCTAGCCATCCTAAGAAATCCCATGTAGTTCTTGCAAAGGTTGGTAGCAAAGTAAAGCTTATTAGATTTGGTCAGCAAGGTGCTAAAACAGCAGGTAAACCAAAACGAGGTGAATCTGCTAGAATGAAAGCAAAACGAAGATCATTTAAGGCGAGACATCGTAAGAATATAGCGAGAGGTAAAATGAGTCCAGCATGGTGGGCAAATAAGGTTAAGTGGTAATATTATGAGAGTAAAAGCACCAAAGGGTTATCATTGGATGAAAAAAAAGGGGAGTTACAAATTAATGAAGAATCCAAAATCGGGTTACAAAAAACATAAGGGTTCTTCTTTGTTTGCTAACTTTAGTGTAGCAAAAAGACATGGCTAGAAAAAAAAGAAAAAAATCAAGAGTTAATGAGGCAGGTAATTATACAAAACCTACATTAAGAAAAAGACTTTTTTATCGCATAAAAGCAGGCAGTAAAGGTGGAAGAGCTGGGCAATGGTCAGCGAGAAAAGCTCAAATGCTTGCTAGGGCATATAAAAAAGCTGGGGGTGGTTATAAATAATGGCTTTAAAAAAAACACAGAAGAGCTTAAAAAAATGGACAAAACAAAAGTGGGGATACGTTACAAAAGGTGATGAGAAAAAACCAAGAAGAAAGCGTGGGCGTTACCTACCTAAGTCAGTTAGAAAACGTCTTAGTGCCAGTGAAAAAGCTTATACAAATAGGCAAAAAAGGAAGGCTTCTGCCAAAGGTAAGCAGAGAGCAAAATACAGTAAAAAAGTAGCAAAACGAGTAAGGAGAGCATAATGCCATATCACTACGGACATAGTTCAAAAAAGAAAAAAAACGGAAAAAAGAAAAAAAAGAAAATGATGAAGAGGAAAAAGAAATAATGTATAAGTTCGGTAGGCGGAGTCGAGAAAGACTCAAAGGGGTTGATGTTAGGCTGGTCAATGTATTAAATGAACTAATTAAAATGATGGATGTTACTATTATTGAAGGACTCCGTTCTGCTGAACGTCAAAAAGAACTTTTAGCAAAAGGAGCTACTAAGGTAAAGTATTCTAAACACATGGAAGGTAAAGCAGTTGATTTAGCACCATACCCAATAGATTGGGAAAATAGAGATGGGTTTTACTATATGGGTGGAATGATCCGTGGTATAGCTAAACAAATGGGAATAAATGTAAGGTTTGGCGGAGACTGGGATAGCGATGGGGATACAAAAAACAATTCATTTGACGATTTAGTTCATGTGGAAATTAAAGATTAAAATTTTGTTAAACATTT